TTGAATATTTTATATATTTTTTTCCCTGTAAATATATATAATGAGTACTCGTTCAAAAGCACGTTATTCTGCTAAAGGTAGACAAAGATCTCAAAAAAGATCTCAAACTGGTGGTATGGGCGCTGCGGAATGGCAATTGAATAATTTAGGTAATGGTTGGACGCAATTTATGAATACATTTTCACTTCAACCGGGACAAAATGGTTCAATTAATCAAAGCAATAATATCGTTCAAAATAATCCAAAGATGACAGGTGGTAAAAGATCAAGTATGATGAAAATGCGTCAAAGACAAATGCTTCAAGCAAAGAGTCAAAGTCGTGGAAAGAAAGGTGGTTATTTTGGAGCTGTTTTAGAACAAGCGGCGGTTCCTTTAGCATTATTGGGAGCACAGCAATTTTATGGAAAAAAGCATACACGACGAAATAAATCATTTAGACGCAGACGTTAAATATTGTAGTATTTCTTTAAATACTTTTTATAAAATATTATATATTAATCATTTCTTTAAATGCTTTATACATATTAACAACATTTTTGATGTATTTTAGCAAATTATTTTTTTTGTAAATCTATATTAATTATATGAGTTTTGAGCAAAATATTCAACAATGGATTTCGGTAGACAATCAAATGAAACAACTAACTGACAAAATCAAGGAACTTCGTGACAAAAAAAATACATTAAATGATGCTATTTTTAACCATGTTGAAAATTCTAATTTATCTAATGCTACAGTACAAATTAGTGATGGCAAACTTAAATTTATTAAGATAAAAGACACGCAACAACTAACATTTAAATATCTAGAAACTTGCCTTCATGAAATTATTAAAAATGAAGAACAAGTTAACAAAATTGTTGAATATATTAAAAATAAACGTGATGTCAAATATGTTCCTGAAATAAAGCGGTTTTATAATAATTAATTTATATCAAAATAGTATATATGAGTACTTTTTTAAAAGATGATTTAATTTTTTATAAGGATGGCAATGGAAAAATTATGAGTGGAGGATATAGTGTTGAGTCTCGCATGTTAGAGGAAGGCATTTCTCCTATGCGAACTTTAAATCTTGAACAACTCGGAGGAAAAGATAAAAAGGAATCAAAGGTTTCTAATGGATTTGAAAATTTAGCTGTTCCTGCTGGATTATATTATATTACTCAACCACAATCTAAAACTAAATATAAAGAACAAAAAAATTATGATAAAGAACATACTCCTTTATCTGATGATATTTTTGACAAATTATATGAAATGATTGAATATAATGACAAAAAGAAAAGGAAAACAAAAAAACAAAATTTGAATGTTGATAAAAATAAAAATAAAACTACAAAAAAACAAAAACCCTAAATAAATTATAATTGTTTTGTTTTAGTTTTAAAATACATTTATAATATAAGTAATTACAAATGTATTTTACCACATTTAATCATTATCATGAACCAAATGAAGATTTAAAAAATGAATTATGTATTATCTGTTTAGATCCTTCTATAACTAACAACTGCCTTATTAAAATGAAATCAACTCTTTCTTATTTATTATTTTCTAAAGATTGCTCTTGTAATGGTATATTTCATTATAATTGTTTATTAAAATGGATTAATACTACTAACTCATGTCCTATTTGTCGCAAACCAATTGAAACAGATATAAACGAAGAAAATGTTGTTATATTAAATAATAAATCACAATTATTTAGATTTATTAATTTTACTAACAATAACGCATATAAAATATTTAAATTTATATTTTTATTTATTCTTTTAAAAACAATGTATGATATTATAAATGATGTACAAAAAACAATTGAATATAATTCTGATTTAAATCAAGATCATTGTTTATAAACTAACAATTTTTATATTTTATATTTTATAATTTACTCCATCTTTCATGATTAAATGGAGACACTAATATTTCTGTTAGTTTATCTTTCCAATAATTTACACGATTTTCCATGGCTATATCTTTTTCCGTTTTAGGATATTTCGGTTGCGTAGCCATTAAATCTTCCTCTTCCGGTGTCATTCTTGGTTTATATCCATAACAATTTACTCCAAATCTTAATGCGGGATTGCTCATGTATCCGCCATTTATTCCTGGACGACCACAATCATTTTCATGCCCTTCTATTTTTTGTAATTCATCATACGTATTTTGCTGTGTAGGAAATAATGCCATTTGACCATCTGACCATCCATAATTACACCATTCAGCACCTTTATTATATGCGTCCTCAACTTCTTTATATGTTGCTAATCTGGCACCATATGCGGTACATAATGCTTTCGCGTCTGGATATACATAATCATTTTCAGGTATATTAAAAACCTGTGGTCTCAGCCTTATTTCCGGTACAACTGGGTTTGCAGCATCCATTTGACTCGTATCTACTGTTATGTCTACCTCAGGATTTCCTGACAAAATATTTTTAAGAGAAGCAACTATATCAACTCCAAAAAAGTATTGTAATCCATTTATTACAATTAAAATAATAAAAATAGCGATTACTATAATACTTATAGTATTTGCTCCTGATTGAGAACTTGGTGTAGCTATTGGCGTAAATGTTTGATTTTCTCCTAAATATACAAATAATAATACATAAATTAATATTACAACGATTAAAATTATGATTACACTTGGATTAGATAATAAACTATTTATAAAACTATACATGTCGGTAGCTACAGTTCCTAAACCAGTATTTATTGTTGCATCATTTGTACTTGAATCTGACATTTATATTATATATAAATCTAATATTTATTTTATTCCTATTTTTCTATAGAAAAAACAATATGCCTTGGATGTTATTATTTGATTTTCATTTATTTCTAAAACCGAAGTATCATTATAGTGATACCATTTACCATTTGCGTTTTTTACAAATGATGTATAATGACCACCAAGAACAGATCCACTATGATTACAAACACCATAAAGGTCATAAACAAATGTTTCTTTATTATATCCTATTACGTATTTAGATAAATTTAAATTTGTCAAAGGAAAATCTACTAATATTTGATTTTTTCTATTTGAAGCATTAAATCTCTTAATATCAATAACTAATATTGTAGGTAAACTCCAGAATAGTAAATTTTTTCGGACTGCTTCCTTTTTGTTAGTTGTTTCATTAAAAACACAATTTTCTCCATCTAATATTTCACCTTCTACATATAAATCAAAACAATCTAACAAGGAAGGCATTTTATTATTTTGAGGAATTGGTAAATTTATTATAAAAACCGGTTCTGGTGTCATGCTCATTGATTTGTTAGTTTCTATAGATGTCAATTGAGAAATTTGAATACCATAAAATATATTCCATATTTCTGAATAATCTTTTGAATACATTTGTTTTATTTTTTCAAAGCATAATAATGCCATTTTATCTCTATCATTTTCAGGAGTTCCTTGAATGTTCATATTTACTTCTCTGGATAACGCATTATGAAAACAATCAATTACAAAAATTAAAAATTCTGGTAAATCATTTTGTTCATAACCTGTAAATAAATCTTTATCTTTTATTTGAGCTAATTTTTGAACGGTTTTAACAAATTTTACAGGAGATACCGAACAATTTTCTTTCCACAAATTCTTTCGTAATTCATCCCACTCTATAAGCAATACTGAATCATATTCATTTTTTAAACGTTTTTTATATGTTTCTAAATTTAAAAAATCATTTAGCTCATATGTATGAGATAAAACTTGCATAGACGCATTTAAAAAACATGTATTACCTAAATTATTTAATCCTGATAATCCTTTATTATTATATTTATTGAAATTCATTGTTTACTATTTATAATTATAAAACAATATATTTAAACATATTTATTATAATATATTTATAATAAATATGATGTCTGATTTTACTCCTCAAGAAAGACAAAATCTTATTAATATGTATATATCACAATATAATCAGACTAATTTACATATTGAACGATTATTTAATACTTTAGATGATATTAGAAATAACATAAATAATTTAATTGGTAATAATATGAGTAGTACAAATAGGCATTTTAATCGGTCAAATAGACATACAAATATGAATAATAATAGCAATAGTAATGGGAGAAGGCCTTATATTTATTATGATCTTTCTAATCCTATTGATCGTTCTACTTATATTAGTGATGAAACTAACAATAATAATAATCCAGATATTTCCGATTTTCTTACCACATTTTTAAATTCATCTGTACCTATTAGACCTTCACAAGAACAAATAAATAACGCATCTAGACTTGTTAGATATTCTGATATTCAAAATCCAAATAGTACATCCTGTGTTATTTCACTAGAACCATTTACTTCTAATGATAATGTTATACAACTTCATCATTGTAAGCATATATTTTTTCCTGATCAATTTAATCAATGGTTTAGTAATCATGTTCGCTGTCCTGTTTGTAGACATGATATAAGAACTTATACAAATACAAATACAAATACTAATACTAATGTTCAAGAAACACCACTAGCTCTCGATCTATCAGATAATCTTTTATCTACTATAAGCAACCGATTATTTTCAAGTTTATTAAATCCATCTTCTTCTAATCCTTCGGATCGGTTTGTTTATGACCCTTCTAATAATGTTTTATTATTTGAGACCATATTACAAGCGAATAATCAACAAACTTAAATTAAATATTTAATTGTATTTTAAAACAATATAAAGATAAATAGATATATTATTTTATACTATGTTTACTAACGGTTCTACAATGACTACTTTTGAAGAAGGAAATTATGATGATATCAACGCATGGAGAAATGGTTACAAATGGTCTGTGAATGAATGTTTACAATTAGAAAGAGAATATGACCTCCTTAAAATGTCTGTGCCTGATATGGCTTTAAAACATAACAGAACTCTTAATGCGATTATGTTTAAGCTACAAGCTGAGGGATTATGCTCATACAATGACGCATATATTAAAACATTTGGACAAAACTTTATTGATGAGCAAATTGACAAGTTGAATAATTTGTGTACTACAAAATACGATGAAGAAGAAGATGTTTCGGAAGATGAAAAAGATGAGTCTGATGATGAAGATTATGTTCCTAACTTAGATGAATCTGACGACGATGAAGAGGACGAAGTAGACGAAGATTTTGATGATGGTTCTAATAAGACTTATGTTTTTAACCAAATCAAGCGAATTCACAAGCACATTAATAATCTTTTAAGTTATTTTTCAAATTCAAAATCAAATGAAGAACAAAATGAAGAGTTAACCTTTTAACTTTAAAAATAAAAAAATATTTATTTAATTTATTATTAAATTTAATTTAATAATAATACTTATTATCATTATTATCTATATTTATTTCTTTGTAAAGAATTTAGCTACACTTTGATTTCCTTCTTTTATATTGTTCGTTTCTCTCAAATACTTATCAAATATTAGTGTCTTCACTTCTTTGTCCTTCATCTTTGCCAACTTGTCTTCAAATTTTTTATTATCTTCTTGTTCTGACCTAAGAACTGCTATTTCTCTCCTAAACTTGGATATCTTTGAACTTTTATTCTGCATTCTCCAAATATCTTCCAACACTAGCCCAAAGAGCTGTAATAATGGTTTCATGATTTGATTTGTGATATAGAATGAATAATCTAATGATAATCCTTTCTCTTTTATATATGTCGGCGTCTCAATTTTCTCACCCTGTAATGCCTTCTTATTAGATTGAACTATGTACGCAAATGGTATGCGATCACCCGAAGTTGGTTTGTTTCCGGGTTCTCTTGCTGCTATACGATCAGCCAACACTTTGTGTGCGATTTGCTGCGGATTTTTGTAGAATGAACGCAGCGATTTTGTTATGATTAGCTTATCTATTGCGACGTTGCCATCTACCAAATCCTGTAAGCATTTATACACATATTCAATCGCATTTTGTACATTACATTCTTTCATCAAGATATCAATGACTCCACCGTAAACGTCTTTTACTATAGGCGCATTATCTCGTCGCTTTAGAACAATTCCCATTTCATTTCTTTTGCCCTTATTAGGATCAGTCTCATATTTTATGCCTACATATCGCTTCTTTGATAATAAACAAAAGGGCATAAATGTCTTTTCATATTCAAAATCATGTGGTTGTTTCAAGAATTTTGACACCGTATGACAGGCAGACTGTGCGATTTCAATAGATAATTCTAGCGCTTGATGGCCTAAAATTGGTTCGCCTGTTTCTTTGTTTAGAAGGTTGAACTTGAAGAATACTGAGTCCGTATTATGAACAATCATGTTTCCCACACCAGCCGCAAAATGATGATTATCTGTTGTTAGGTCATATACATATCCTTCATATGGAATTTCACTTATTTTTTTTATAGCAATTGGATTTTTTCTTTGTGTTTTTTTTGTTAATGTTATTCTATATATATCTAATTTATCATTTCTAGTATTAATAGATGCGGAATATCCTAAATTTACTGCTAATAAATAAATATTTGAAGCGCTAATTTGATTTTTTTGATCAATACGAATATATCCATTTTTGTCCTTATCTCCATCAGCATCATACATTCCTTTCCAGAAAGATTGTTTTACTTCAATACTTGAATTTAATATTTCAACTGGTATAATTTTTGATTTATCAAAATACATTTTTTGTCTATATTTATTTACAAATTCAGCAATTTGACCATATGTTTTATTTGAATTTGGTACTAATTTATATACACCTGAACTTTCAATTGTATCCAAAATATTCCAACTAAATTCAGGATAAACTATTTTACATAGTTTTAAGTACTCATCCAACAGTAATAATGAGGCATTATTTAAAGCCCAACTACTTTTTTTACCTGAATTACAATCATAAGAACCACAGCTACCATCTCCAAAGAAGAACCCCATAATTTGTGCTTCTTCTGGACTTATAGTATTATTTGTTTCTTCAAATAATGGTAAATTATAATGTAATAACTCAGTTCCTATCTGAATATCTTTTGGAGAAATTTCTAAACCATCTTTTGTGATTAAAGAATGGTCGTCAGTTACATCAACACATCCTGTATGGGTTAAAATTCTTATCATTTTTTTATGTGATGCTAGCTGATGTCTTATCACACGATAAAGCCTAGTCCATCCTTTTTCTGTCCATGTTTCTACATTTTTTAGTTCACAGAATTCTTTTTCTTGTTTTCCGGGCTCCACGCATTTTATCCATAGATTTTCACCATATTTTTCTGCTAATTGTTCAATTGTCAGGATATCAATTCCACCTTTTGGAAAGGTGGAGCCAAATTCATTTCCAGAATTTATTCTTACATAAATAGGCGTATAATTAGCAACACTATCTCCGTACACATATTCTGCCTTTGTATTTACCAGACCATATTTGGTGTCAATATTTGTATCTTCATAACATTCTTCTACAACTCGTTTCGCATATGTTAGCAATAATCGCCCTGTAGCCGTAGTAGATGCCGCAATATCTGGCTCATAAAATGTGCTTGTTTTGGCGCCAAGTTGGCCATAAAGTGAATTGGCAGTAACTTTGTAAGCAAGCTGGCGTTTATCTAGTACATTCTTCATGAAGTCATCTGACGTCAAAGGAATTTGTTTTCTGGTATCTTTTCTAGCCTTTAGAAGCTCTTGTAAAATAGAAGGCATAATCGCTTTTTCTTCTTTTTCGTTTACTTTAAGAGGTTGAGCGAACCGACAAACCTTGTAACCAGATTTTATTTTTTCGGCACGTGCCTTTGGGTTCTTTCTGACGTACTTATATGTGTCAAATGTAATATCCACATATTCATATCCGGGCAAGTTATCGTAAACGTATTGACCGATCAAATTCTTGGAACCAGTTTCCGCAACTAAATTGTTGGCTAGGTCATAGATCTTAGTCCATACTTTGCTGCTAGGACACAAATTTTCTGATAACATGGAAGACGGATACAAAGACGCAAAGTCGCCAACCGGTACAGGACTATCTAGATATAGACCGCATTTTGGCTCTAAAACAATAGCGCCTTCATATCCATCGTCTTTGGAACCTTTGTCAATGACAGGCATTAAAACACCTTTCTCTTTACATTTTTTAGCCACATAACTTGTTAGTTTAATGCCTTGACCTCTGAAAATTAAGAAACTCATTGGAACACTACACAATTTAGCCATTTCAACAAGATCAGTTACCACATCTACTTTGGAAAACAAGTGCTGAACCAAATTACAATCCTGAATACAGTATTTTGCGATAATAGCTCTAGAGTCAGGACCTTCATTAGTCATTCTAAAAATATCTTTAGGGGTCACATCATCTTTGGCTAGACCCCATTTGACTGACTTTGCTTGAGGATTTTCGTGTCCTTCAATTTCAAACCAACCTTCTAATTTATTCACTTGTGTAACTCTGAATTTATCACCGCCTTTATAGTAATCACTTGAATGATTTATTTCTTCAAAATGAATGAAACTATCTACTTGTAATCCAGTCATGTTTGCTGTTTTGAAACGGGTACACAGTTCTGAAGAATTATTTGCACAAGGCTCTAATGCCTTTGTTAGCTGCTCTGAACCCTTTACATAGTCTCCAATAAAATGACCACCTACATAGTCTAGCTTGTAAGATGTCAAATTTTCTGTGCGGCGAAACCAATTTAGCATATCTATTTGTAGCCGGCCATTCATTTTTATAATTGACAAATCATATGTTCCTGACGCAAGTGTAATACTACTCTTGTCTATTTCAATCTTTCCTGTTTTGTAGTCTGTTGTAGCACATAATTCGTCTTTGTTTCTTGATAATTTTAGAAATGATTCAACACAATTTAGCTCCTGAGCTCTTCTAAACATAAACTCGTAATCAAAGCTAAATATGTTGTAGCCGATAATAATATCAGGATTCTCTTTTTGAACTAGTTCAGTCCAAGCACATAGTACTTCTTCTTCTGTTTGATATGTTTCTATTTTAGAATTAGGAACAACGTCTTCTAATGTATCGCATGTATTCAAAACAATACAGTGATTTAAATAAGGCTCTTTTTCTCCGTAATTAACAAAAGTAGAACCAATAAAGGTGACCTTGTCGCCTTCCAATTTGGGAAAATGGCTGCTCAAAGATATAATTAATTCATTGATTTTGCCTTCTCTTTCAAACTTTTTATCACACATGATATCCACTATAGTAGATTGCTTATTTTTATAGCTTTCATGTT